CGCCGACACGAGAAATGGGGACAGCGTGAGAAAATGGAAATCCGACAGAACGAGACCCTAAAATTGATGACCGTTTTGGACCCGCTGGCGGGCATGGCCGAGGCCGACGGAGTAGCATGACACAGTCCGTGACACCCGAAATACTTGAAGCCGAAAAGAAACTGCGAAAGCAGTTGCGCGATCTTCGTGTCCTGACAGGTCGAGACGCAAGGGGAAGTTCCAGTCCGTTTGCGGTCGGTGGCGGCTGGAACAAAAAATCGCAGGAACAACACGTCGCGGATGGAACGTATCGTAAGGATCGGCACGGCCCATTGGTGTCTGGCGTTCTCAATTATCCGAAGCCGTCTCCGAATCTGACGGAAAGCATCAAGGCGGCTCGGCGCTGGATTCGCAATCAGGCTGACGAACTCGCCTTCATCGCTGGCTGTCGATTCGACGAACGACTGGCCGAACATGCGGCGGATTTCTTTCCTCGATTCCTCCGACACTCTAAGGGCCAGTGGGCTGGCGAGCCGTTCGAACTCTTGCCATGGCAGCGCGATGACTTGATCTACCCGCTGTTCGGCTGGATTCGCCCGGATGGTTCGAGACGGTTTCGACGGGCTTTCGTGGAAGTTCCCAAAAAAAACGGGAAGTCAACCCTTGCGAGCGGGATCGGCCTCTACATGCTTTGTGCTGACGGGGAGGCGGGCGCCGAGGTTTACTCCGCAGCCTCGGACAAAGATCAGGCGAGCATCGTACACGGTGAAGCGATTCGCATGGCGCAATCCTCAAATGAGTTGGCGGCGTGTCTAAAAATAAACCGCAGCACCCACAACATTTTCTACGAAACAACCCATTCCTGGTATCGGGCGTTGTCGAATGAACCAGGCGGCAAGGAAGGGTTGAACATTCACGCCTGCATCATCGACGAGTTGCATATTTGGAAGGGTCGCGGCCTGTGGGATACATTGCGGTACGGCTATCGTTCTCGTCGGCAGCCGTTGCAGTTTGTTATTACGACAGCTGGGGACGACGATCAAGGCGTCTGCTACTCGGAATTGGAGCGGGCACGTTCGATCATCAAGGGGGATGTGCGCGACGATGCTTTTTTAGCTCTGATTTACGAGGCGGCGCCAGGAGAAGATTGGTTAGATGAATCTCTATGGGCGAGGGTCAATCCGTCGCTCGGCAGTACGTTTACCGTCGATTCATTGCGGGAGGATGCGGCGGCGGCAAAAGGCAAGGCCAGCGACGAAGCCGTGTTCAAGCGGTACTCGTTGGACATCTGGCAACGTGCGACGAATCCCTGGCTGTCGATGACCGATTGGTCGAAGTGCGAACGTGAATACACCATCGACGACCTGTTAGGCCGCGATTGTTTTGGCGGACTCGACCTCTCCCGAACGCGCGATATGACGGCGCTTGTCCTGGTCTTTCCTTTCGAGGAAGACGGCCGCATGGTGTACCGGCAGTGGCCGTATTTCTGGCTGCCCGAGATTGCCGTTGAGGAGTACAAGAACCGAATCGACATTGCGGGTTGGTGTGAGGCGGGCTTTCTCTCGCTGATGGCGGACACTTACGCGGATGTTGAAGCGAAGATCGTAGAGGCTTCGGAGCGGTTCAATCTTGTGGAATTGGCCTTTGACGCACGATTCGCACGCGACCTTGCGGAGAAGATGCAGAACGATCACGGCATTGCGATGGTGGAGTATCCGCAGACGATGAACAATTTCGCCGGCCCGACAGCAGAGTATAAACGGTTGCTGATTCATGGGATTCTTCACCATCCGAACAACGCGGTTCTGACGTGGCAAGCCGGAAATGTGAACGTGAAGAGCGATGCGAACGCGAACAATCGGCCAGTGAAACCTCCGGGGCCGGATTATAGAAAGATCGACGGCATCGTTGCCGGAATCATGGGACTCGGCCGAGCGATGGCTTCGCTCGATGTGAGATCTGCTTACGAGGATCACGGACCGATCTACGCGGACGACATTTGTCGCGAACAACAAGAGGCATCAAATGTCTAAAGAATCGGTTGCGAACGTGTTTGTTCTCTTCGGGGTTCTAATACTGAGTATCGGCGGGTGGCTGGTGTCGCCCGCCCTTGGATTGACAGTGTTAGGGATCGCTGCCATTGCCATCGGAGTAGGAATCGTGAGGAGCATTAAATTATGATCGCCACGGCCTTGTCTAGCATCGTCCCCGGCCGCCATGCCGCAACGCAGGGGCCGGATTCCAACTTTTGGTATCACCCCGTCGGCTCGGCGTCTTCCGCCGGTATCGCGGTAAAACCCGACAACGCGATGGCTGTTTCCGCAGTCTTCGCTTGCGTGCGACTCTTGGCCGAATCGCTTGGCTCGCTTCCTTGGCGAGTTTACAAGCGCAACGGGGAACGGAAGGAACTCGCTCAGGATTACTATCTATGGAAGACTCTTCACGATCGGCCGAATAGCTGGCAAACGCCGATCGAATGGAGGGAGATGGGAATGGCCCACCTTGCTCTGCGCGGCAACTTTTACAACCAGATCGTGATAAACGATCTGGGCGAGACGGAACTGATTCCGATGAATCCAGACCGCGTGAAAGTGCGGATGCAATCGAATCGCCGCGTTCAATATCAGTTACAACGAGCGGCGGGCGATTCGGTGATTCTCGATCAGGCGCAGGTGTTTCACGTCCGCGGCATGAGTACCGACGGGTTGGTTGGCGTATCGGTTTTGGAGTTCGCCCGCAACGCGATAGGATCGGCCATCGCGCAGGAAACGCATGGCGCCAGTCTGTTCAAGAACGGAGGACTGCCGACGTTCTGGATCAGCCGACCTGCGGAAAGAAAGTTCACTCAACAAGCCCGCGACAACTTTCGCGCCGGATGGCGAAAACTTCATGGTGGACCTGAAAACGCCGGCAGTCCTCCTATTCTCGAGGACGATATGGAGTTGCATGAACTCGGTTTATCAAATCGAGACAGCCAATGGATCGAAAGCCAGAACTTTTCCGGCTTGCAAATATGCAGATTCTTTCGCGTCGCGCCGCACCTTGTGGGATTTCTCGACCGTGCGACATTTTCGAATATCGAGCAGCAATCCATCGAGTTTGTGACCTACACCCTTGCTCCGTGGGCCGTGCGATGGGAGCAGTCGGCAGACCTCTCCTTGTTTGACGATCCCGCCTACTACAGCAAGCTCGCTGTGGAGGCCCTGCTGCGCGGCGATATGACGAGCCGATACACGTCCTACAACATCGGCGTGCAAGGTGGTTGGCTCACACGCAACGAAGTCCGCGAACTCGAGGACATGAATCCCTTGGAGGGCGGCGACGTTGCCCTGGAGCCCTTGAACATGCAGCCGGCCGGCGGCGGTCCCGATCAGAATGAACAAGGCGGCCAGTCAGGCAAGGGGAAGCCAAAGCAGAAGCCGGCAGAAGACGATGACGAGCCGACCGCTTACGAGAAGCGGAAGCAAAAGAAAAAGGCGGCGGAAGCGTCTTTCGCCGTTCTCTTGAACGATGCGGCCGCCCGCATGGCCGCAACTGAGATTCACGGCATGGGCGCCCGTGCGGCAAAGGCTTCCGAGGATCGCGAGAAGTGGAACCAGTGGGCAGTCGGATTTTACGCGAAGCATCAGGCGTACATCGTTAAAACACTCGACCCGATCTGCACAGCTTGGCTGGCTCAAACCGGCGAAAAATGCGACCCGAACACGCTGGCGGCGTCAGTCGTCGCTCCGATCGGGCCGATATTCGAGGCGGGGGCCGATATTCCGGGGTTGTTGGAAGGGTGGAAACTAACACGGGCAACGGAACTCGCAACAACTCTGAAAGAGAGGTTTTTTGATGAAACGCTATAGTTCGATCCTATCGGCCTTTCAAGATTTGATCTGGCTCATCCGGCCAGAGAAAATGGACGCGATGATCGGCTTTCTCGACGCCAAGGCGTGTGGGATGACGCTCGATGCCGCCACGGTCGAGAGGGTGGCAGCGTCCAACCGTTTGGAACGCAAGGCAACCATCAGCCGGTCGGTCGCCGTCCTTCCAGTCGTCGGCATCGTCGCCCAGCGCATGGACTTGATGAGTGAGTTCTCTGGAGGCGTCTCCACGGATCGTCTCGGAAAGGAGTTCGACGCCTTGGTAATAAACCCTGATGTCGAGGCAATCGTCCTGGACGTAGACAGTCCGGGTGGCGGGTACGCGGGCACGCCCGAAATGGCGAGTAGAATCATGGCGGCAAGAGGCTCCAAGCCTATCGTTGCTGTGGCTAACAGTATGGCGGCGTCGGCCGCCTACTGGATTGCCGCGGCGTGCGACGAGCTGGTGGTTACACCCAGCGGCGAGGTCGGCAGCATCGGCGTCCTGGCCATCCACTACGACTACTCTACTCAGAACGAGAAGCTCGGCGTGAAGCCAACTTACGTGACCTACGGTGAGAACAAGGCAGAGTTCTCTTCGGACTCGCCCCTCACCGAGGCGGCTTTGAGCGAGCTACAGGCCCGCGTGAACGAGGCCGGGGAAACATTTGTCAAGGCTGTGGCGTCGCAACGTGGCGTGTCGCAGAAGGCCGTGCGTGAGACCTTCGGCGGCGGGCGGATGTTCTCAGCCGAGGAGGCCGTGCTGCGAAGGATGGCAGACCGGATCGGGACGCTCAACGCGGAAATCTCGCGGCTGGCGTCGGGGAAAAGGTCGTCGGGCGGCGGTCGCCGGGCGGCAATCGAGCGGGAACGGTTGGCTTTGGAGCGACTACGATGATCAATATTTGTGAAAGTTGTCGAGGACTCGGATTTATTTGTGAGATCATCACTCCAAATCGCACATGGTGGCAATTTTGGAAGCGGCGATACATTCAAGCGGAGTGTCCTCAATGCGGCGGCGATGGTATAACCAAGCCTCCGGGTTGGCCAGACGCGACTGAGATTGCGAGATTGCGCCCTAGTCCTCCCCCGCCACCACCGAAAAAAACATGATCGAAACCTACGTTGTGATCCCCGTGAATCGCGGCGAGCGTGGCGCGATGACGATTCACTTGATAGAGCAACTCGACGCCGAGCCGGGGAAAATCTTCCTCGACGACGGCGACGATTTGGTGACTCGGAAATGGAACCGAGGGCTCTCTTGGGCCGCAATGGCGTCACAAGGGGAACCGCACAACGTGGCGATTCTCAACAACGATGTTGAGGTGTGCGGCGGGTTCTTGGAGAAGCTGGCCGCGGGTCTGCGGTGTGATCCCGGCGTTTGGCTGGCCTACCCCGGCGGATATGATGGACCGAGCGGCGTCTACGTGAGGCATAACCCGGAATGCGCCGGCCAGACAATGACCGGGTGGGCATTCATGCTTCGGGGAGAAATCGGTCTGCGGTTCGATGAGCAATTTGAGTGGTGGTACTCCGATTCGGATATGGAAAAACAGGTAAGGGCGGCTGGCAAGCTCGTCGTCTCCGTAGGCGACTGCGATGCGATCCACCTCGATCCCTTGCGGTCTTCGCTGGAGTCTGGCAGGATGGCCACGGCCAAGTCCGACGAAGCTCGGTTTGCCGCCAAGTGGAAACTCGACCCGGCCACGCTTTGGCTGGCGATGAATACTAATTTCGGTACAATGGAGGAATCTCAGAAAAATCCGCTTGACAAAACCGTAGAGATCGCTAGATTCATAGTCTGATGCTGACCAGCACGCTACGGCGGCCGGTCGGCAACCATTATTCGGTTATCCGCCACGTTACGACGGGCGAGAAGCCAACATCCCGTAAAACCGGGAGGTTTGTTTTTCGTCCGTCGTTTTTTTTGGCTTGATCTTCCACGCTGCGGCGGGATGCACGGCCTCATCCGTTCAACCCGATTTTAGCAAGGAACCAAGCCAGTGAACCATCGAATCCAAAAACTTGAGGAGCGCAAGAAAGCCCTCCTCACTCAATCCGAGTCGATTCTCGACAAGGCGGCCAAGGAAGACCGTGAACCGACCGCCGAAGAGTCGATGACCCTTGAGGCGAACAAAACGGATCTGGAAGCCGTTGCCACGAAACTCAAGTGGGAAACCGATCTGGCGACCTTCGCCCAGACGGCCCCCATCATCCAGACCGGCGGCGAGGGCGGCTGGCCGGGCGACACCATCCGGCAGATCGGAACTCGCGTCAAGGCGGCCTTCGAGGACGATCCAGCAAAAGGTTTCAAGTCCACGCGGGAGTTTTTCAAGGCGGTTGTCGATGCCGGTCCCTACGGGCGCACACAAGACGAACGCCTCCAGTTTCTGGCCACGGCCGGATCTGATGAGGCCGGAACGTATTCCAATTCCTACGGTAACTTCCTGGTTCCGGCCAGTTTTTATGCAAACCTGCTCACCAGGGCGGCGGAAACCGACCCGACCATCGGGCGCACGACGCAGATTCCGATGGCCACCCCGACCGTCTCGATCCCGGCTCGCACCGACAGCACGCACACCACCAGCGTAAGCGGTGGCCTGGCCGTCTATCGGAGAGCCGAAACTCAGGCCGTAACTGCGTCCCGCATGACGATGGAGCAAGTCAAGCTCAGCGCCGTTCCCTTGATGGGTCTGTCTTATGCGACGGAGGAGCTTCTTTCGGATTCGGCAATCAGTTTTGCCGCACTGATTGAGGCTGGTTTCCGCGACGAGTTTGGAAGCAAGATACTCAACGAGAAGATCAACGGCACCGGGGCCGGGCAGTACGAGGGAGTTATCAACTCCCCCTGTACCATAGCTGTATCGGCGGAAACCGGCCAGGACGCTGACAGCATTGTTTACGAGAACGTTATCAACATGCGTTCCCGTTGTTGGGGCTATCAGAACGCAATCTGGCTCTACAACCACGATTGCCTGCCCCAACTCATGCAGTTGGTAATGACCATCGGCACGAGCGGCGTACCGATGTGGCAAAACAGCGCGCGCGAGGATCGGCCCGACCTGCTCTTGGGTCGTCCTGCCTACCCGACAGAGTATTGCTCGACGTTGGGCGATGCCGGCGACCTCATCCTCGGAAACTGGTCACAGTATCTTGAAGGCACGTACCAGCCCCTGGAGTCGGCCGAGTCGATGCACGTTCGATTTGAGTACAACGAGCGGACGTTCCGCTTCTTGATGCGGAATGATGGCCGTTGTTGGTGGAGAACGTACCTCACTCCGAAGAAATCGGCCGTCACACTCTCGCCCTTTGTCGTTATCGCGGCGCGAGCATAACCCCGGAACTTAACCCGAGAAAGAAGGAATCCTACAATGGCTTCTGCTGTTGCAACTGAAAAAATCAGGAGTGAATGGCGCGTCCTCGGATGCGACCACGATCCCGCCGCCACTACTGCCGTTATTTGCAGCGCCGACGGCGGTACTACCCTCAAGTACATTGACTTGAGGGATTACGACAAGGTGGGTGCGCTGGCCATCGGAACGATCTTCGGAGATTCGACCGATTTCACGCTGATGGAATTGATCGCATCCGACACGATCACGTTTACCAACGTGGTCGTCATCAAAACGTCCGGCACGATTGCACTCAGCGCCATACCCGACCAGGCATGGCTCGAATGCACGGCCGAAGAGGTGCAGCACCTCGCAACGACCTACAACCTCCGCTATCTAGCAGTTCGCCTTACGGGCGGCCACGCGGGACATGAGGCCGTTGTCGTCTACTTCGCCCACGCGCGGCGTCCGCACACGGCGATTACTCCGTCCACAATCGTTGCCGGCACGGAGACGGCATAACCAAAAACCGTAACGGCCGGCGCGCCCTCCCCGGCGCGCCGGCCTATCACTTACGAAAGGTTCGCATAATGAGCGTTCGATCTTCACTTTACTATCGTCGCGGAGCCGGCGGCAAGGTTGCCATCGAGGACATGCGTATGTCCACGGGGCAACGGTTCTTCGTCCATTCCGGTACGGGAACCAACGGCACGGCCTACGGGTTCACGCCAGACAAGCCGTTTGCCACCGTCGACTACGCTATCAGTAAATGCACAGCCAGCAAGGGCGACATCGTTTTCGTCATGCCAGGCCACGCTGAAAACATAACCTCGGCGACGGGAATGGTTTTCGACATTGCCGGGGTGCAAGTCATCGGAATCGGGACCGGCCGACTCAAGCCGCAGATTTCGATTACCACGGCCACAACGTCTACGATCAGTTTCACGGCCGCGAATTGCGTCCTCGAAAACGTGGACATCATCAACAACTTCCTGGACATCGCCGCTACGCTCACAATCGCCGCCACGGCGACTGGGACGACGTTGCGAAACATCCGCGTGCATGATACCAGCGTGATTTTGGGAGCGCTGGTGGGTATTGCCGTGGCCGCAGACGCCGACGACCTGACGATAGACGGTTTCGAGTACCACGGATTCACGTTGACCGCTCTGGCGACCAACTGTATTCTCTTCGCGGGCGGGTGCGACCGGCTGAAAATGTCCAACGTGTTCATCGTTGGATCGTTCAGCAACGTGACGATTGCCGGAGAGACGGCGCTCAGTATCGACATTTCGCTGAACAACATCACGACCTATAACAAGCACGCCACTGGAACCGGCATTCATATGCACGCAAGCACCACCGGTGTGGCTCGGAATCTCGAGGCGTTCAACGCCGCGAGCGTCGGGCTCGTCGGCGAGGCAATTTTGCAGTCGTTCACCTGTCGTGTGAACGGTGCAAATTCGGTAACGTCGATGCTCAACGCGGCCATCGACACCTGATGAAAATCCGGCGCACCCCGCCGCCGCCAATCACGGCGGCGGGGTGCGCCTTCACGCGAGAGGTTTTCATGCAATATGCTTGCACGACTCCGGCGACGGCCGATCCGGTTACTCTCGCCGACGTTCTGGCTCATTCACGCATCGACGAACACGCCGATGACGCCTATGTGGCTCTGCTTATCAAGAAGGCGACCCGTGCCGTCGAGCGTGAATTATCGAAACAGTTTATCACGGCGACCTGGAAACTGTACCTCGACCGGTTCCCGGATGAGATCGAGTTGCGCGTCCTTCCCGTGGCTTCCATCATCTCGATCTACTACACGAATACGGAAGGCACAAACACGTTGCTTGCGGCTACGGAGTATCAGGGCGATTGCGTCAGTCCCGATTGTCCGTGTCGAATCAAACCAGCCTACGGAAAATCCTGGCCTTCGACGCGGGGCGACACCTACAACGCCGTGACGATCACGTTTACGGCTGGCTACGGAACTACGGCCGCGTTCGTCCCCGAATCTATAAAGCATATCCTCGCGTTCATTGTAGCGAATTGGTATGAAAAACGAGAACCAGTTGACGAAGACGCACAAAACGTGAGCACCTCGTTGGTTCCATTCGCTCTGCAATGGTTGATGTCCAAGGAAGACTGGGGAGGGTATTCGTAATGCTTTTAGAAATCATCATCCTGGTGCGCGAATCGGCCAGCGACCCTCCGGTCGAGAAGACGGTCGCCATCAATCCTTGCTCCATCGCGCGCGTGGAAGAAAGCGAAGAGGAAGGCATTGTCAATTGGTGGGCGGACGGATCGACGGCTCCCTACCGAACGCGGGCGACGGTGGAGGAGTTCGCGTCGGTCATCAACGGCGAATGTTTCACGGATGAGAAAAATGAAACCGACGAATCGTAGCGAATCGAAAGCCAAGGATAATTGCACTGCACGGGAGCATCCAAAATATCCACAGGCCGCGCGATCGTTATCCAAGTGGAAAAAAAGAAGACGCCGAGCGCGAAGGCGCGGAGAACGGGAACTATGCGAACCGGCCGTCTGAAACATCGGGTTACGATCCAGCAGTCCGCACTTGCCGCGGCCGACACTTACGGCGACCAAGCGGAAACGTGGTCTGACGTTGCGACAGTTTGGGCGGAAGTACGAACTCTGGACGCCGTGGAATCGTGGAAGGCAAAGCAGTCGCATCCCGAGGCAACGGTTCAGGTCATCATGCGGTACACGGCGGACATGAACAGCGCGGCGCGCCTGCTGTTCGGGACGCGATACCTATACCCGCTGTCGGTCGTTGAGAACATCGACAAGACGGAACTGCGGATTTTGTGCAAGGAAAAACTGTGACCGCTCCTATCACCATAACGATGACCGGGCTTGCTTCGCTGATGAAAACTCTCGCGGAGTTGCCGACGAAGATTTCCAACAAGTTGGTAAAGCCGGCCATGCAGGAGGCCGGGAACCTGCTCGCTGGCCAGGCTCGGGCCAACGCCTGGCGTCAGTTACAGGGTGCGCTTGCCCGAGGCTACAAGGATCGGGACGCAGTGAGTCTGTACGCGACCGCTGGGACGCGGGTGAAAACCTACAAGAAGGGCGAGACTACTTTCGTCGCCGTTGGGTTCGATTATTCCAAGGGCGGTTCCCACGCCCATCTCGTGGAACTCGGCCACAACATTGTTACCGGCGGCACGGCGCAAAGAACGTGGATCAAGCGAGTGGGTTTGACGGCCGCCGGCCGACGCCTTGCCATTTCCAGGATCGTCTACTCTCGTGCTGGCGGAGAGATTCCCAGTGCCAGATACGTGCAAAAAGTTTTGTCGGCAATCCCCAGTTTCATCGGCACAACGCGAGTTCGCGGAGGCGGGAAGCTGACGGGAAATCGGACGCGAAAGTTCCCGATGCTTCGTCCAGCGTTCGATACGATGCAGCGCCCGATGCTGATTGCTATCGAGAACGAACTGCGAAAGATCGAACCGGTTGCCAACGAATTGGCCCGAACCTACGGATTAAAAAAATGAAGATCGGAACTATTTGCTTTCCAAAGTTTCGACGGAACATAAAACAATGCCAGAAACACGGCTAGTTGCGAAACTGAAGGCAACGTCGGGAGTGACGACGCTGGTATCAACACGCATCACTCCCGGCTATCGAAAGCAAGGGACGGCGCTGCCTGCCATCGTATACCAGGTATACAGTGACCGGCCAGTGAATCACGCCGGCGGCACAACCGACACCTCCGAAATGCGTCTGAGCGTGTACTGTATGGCCGCTACCTACGCCGGCTCAAAGGCGCTGGCGGCCGCGGTGAAGGCGGCCATCAGCGGCTGGACGGATTCGAGCGGAAGCGTTTGGCATTTGGAAACGCAGAGCGACGACATCGGCGACCCGATGCCAGGCCAGGACGTGCCGGAATACTACGCGATCAATCAGGAGTACACCGTTTGGTATTGAGAGGCTAGGCCAGCTACCGAAGAGGCTGCACCCCGGCAGCCCTGCCTCTCATTTATGTTTCGGGCTTTCGCGCGCGGGGAGCGTGCGAGGAAAGACATGAGTAAGGAATTCAACGGTTCGACGCTACTCTTCGCCGGAGTAACGGTCGGCAGTCTGCGCGGGATCACCTTCGACAAGACGTATCCCAAGGCGGATGTCACGGGATCGAGCGATACCGATGCGACCGAAGTTCCAGGCATTCCCACGACGGAAGTGTCCTGTGACATTGTCGGCGGCACACTCCCGACGGCGACGATGGGTTCGCTCGGCGTAACGTGGAAAGATACCACAACGAGCGGAACGCTCTCGACCGCCGGTATCTGCGGCGTGAATCTCAAGGGAACCATGAACGGCGAAATGACCGGAACCATCAAGTTTTGCAAGATGCCCTGATGATGTTCGACCGCTGTTACTACATCAATTTGGACCGCAGCACCGAACGGCGAGACCGTTTCGAGAGAAACGTCGCGGCCGTCGATTGGCCGTTCCCCAAGCCGATTCGGTTCGCGGCGATCCAGGAGGATGCGCCGCCGGCGCACTGTGCGGGGCGAGGTGCTTGGTCGGTGCTGCGGAGCCATGTGGAAATCTTCCACAAGTGCATCATGGAGGGCGTGCCCTCCGTTGTGGTTTTCGAGGACGACGCCGTATTCCCCGAGGACTTCGGGGACCGCGTGCGGGAGTTCATGGCGGCAGTTCCGGCCGACTGGCAGCAGATTTATCTTTCGGCGAGTCACACTTCGATGCCGAAGGTCGTCAACGACAAGGTTCTGCGCTGCACGTGCGCGAACCTCGGCCTTGCCTACGCCCTTCAAGGAGGCGGTTTGTCGAAGTGCCACGCATTCCTTGCGAGCGTGCCCGGAGTGATCGCGCACAAGAATCTGCATATCGACACGATTTTTGCGACGTTGCACGAAGGAGAGCAGATCAAGGCATTTTGCCCGTGGTCCAATCTGGTCGGCCATGACGTGGGACCGTCCGAGCGATTGGCGAGTCAAGGAACGATAGGAGTTTGGAATCACGTCGAATGGTTCAATTTGTCCGATAAAACGATCCACCAACTACGGGAGTCGCTATGTTAAGCCGGGAAGAAATGCAGCGGGGTATGCGGGGGCCAATCAAGACTATCAACGTGCCCGAGTGGGGCGGCGACGTGGGAATCAAAAAGCTCACTGCCGCCGATTTGATTCACCTTCGTTCGTTGGCGAAGGAAGGCGATTCGGAAGCCACAAGCGAAGAGAACTTGCTGGCCGTCGCGGAAGTGCTTGCCAGAGCGCTTTGCGATACCGACGGAACGCTCTGTTTCACCGTCGCGGAGTTGCAGGACTGGGCCGGCGATCAGATCGAATTGATGTATCGCCTCGTGAATGAGGTGCAACTTCACAACGGGATGACCGTGGTGCAAAAGGAAGACCTCGAAAAAAACTCCGAGAGCGGGCCGACCTCCGTTTCCACGTAAGGCTTGCCCGCGAACTTGGTTATCCATCGCGTCAGAGGATGCTCGACGATCTGACGGCGGAGGAATTGATCGAGCATGAAAAGGCTTACGAGGTTGACCCGTGGGGCGAGGAGAGAGCGGAAATGTTGCACGGCCATCTATGCAGTTTGCTTGACTCTTGTCATCGGCAGAAGGGGAGCGTCGAGCCGCCGGCGTACTACATGCCGTTTGCAAAGGCGCTGGAATGCGAGCGGCAGCAGAGCGAAGAGAGCATGAAAGAGATTTGGCAGTCCGTCGTGAACCAGTGGGGTGATTGATGTCGAACGTCGTCGGCTCCCTTGTCGTAAATCTTTCCGCGCATATGGCGGACTTCGATAAGGGTCTGAAAAGCGCGAGCGCGTCGGCGCGTCAGTTTTCCCGCGAGGCGTTGGCCAACGACATTTTCAAGATGAAAAGCGGAGGCGGCGGAGGATCGGGCGGAGGCGGCAGTCCCCTTGACCCCATCGTTGAAGACGCGAAAAAACTTCAACCGCACTTGTCGAAGGTTCAAACGCTTTTACAGAAAATAGGACGGGTAGCAATTGGCAGAGGTGGGGCACGATTTGCTAGCCTCGGATTCAATATAGGTGAATTGTCAGGCGCGGGAGCGGTGGTTGGCGGCATCGTTTCCGCACTCATTGGGGCTGTTTTTGTTGGAAAAAACTTTGGCGATGAAATCCGTAAAACGCGCATAGAAGCGGATCGGCTCGGCGTCTCCTTCAAGGAACTCTCGGCACAAAAGGGACTGGTTCAATTCACCGCGCAGGCAACGAAGAATCTTGCGGAGTTATCCAGCGGTCTGGAAAAAACGTGGTATTTCACAAAGTACCTAGCCGGGGAATTGATTTCGTGGGCTATGCAGTCGGGAAAAATGTCCGTTGGAATTGGAGTGATAACCGAACTGCCGCCAATGGCCCTACCATCCGACTTAGCTAATGTCGAAAAGACTGAGTCGATACTGAATGAGAAGTCTCGTAAAATCGGCGAAGCAATAGAGGAACTGGCCAACAAGTGGGAAGTTAGTGTTGCGAAAATTGGAAAGTCGAATCTTGAAAAAGAGCTTTTGGATGATGCGAAGGCCGTTACAGATACCGTAAATACTCTCAGAAAACTTGCCTTCCAAGACCCTAAACACGCAGTCCTTGTCGGCGAGTTAATTCCCAAAATACTTGCGGCAGGTGAGAAAATAAAATCCTCGAAAATAGCGGAGAATTTGAAAGAGACGCGAGAGAAAATTGAAAAAGAACAAAATGATTTCGCGCAAACATTACGCGAGGGATATAGAAACCTCAGCGAGATTGGAGTGGAAATAAAACCCGAAAAAAGGGTTGCCGACAATATGCGCGAATTCATGAAAAAATGGGTTTCTGAAAATCCGATTGCTGCGGAGGGATTTGATATTCCCGCAGAAGAGAAGGCGATTGGGGTTTCGGAACAAGCCGCCAAGGCCAAACGAGAACTTTTCGAGGCTACAAAGAAAACAACCGACGAGACCGAAAAGTTACGCGACCGCCTGAAGTCTCTGACGGAGACTCCGATCACGAAGTTCGCCGAAGTCGCCAAAGACCTTGCCGCCGGCTTCGACAAGGGAATCATCGGGCCCGACCAGCGCAACGCCGCCTTGAAAAAGGCCCGCGAGTCCGCCGTCTCATCCTTGATGTCCGATCTGAAGTATTCGCCTGGCGCAGCGTCCATGATGCAACAGGGTTCGCTCGCGTTGTTCAACGCTATCGCCGACCGTTCGCAGGGGCCGAGCGCCGAACTGGAGGAGGCCCGCCGGCAGACGCGGCTGATTACCGAAGTCCGAAACAAGATGCCGGTTGTCGAGGGGGCCGCGCTATGATAATTCGCAACGTCGAGAAGTCCAATTCGTTCCGAAAGCGCGACGGCGAGAACGGCGTCGAGTACGAGTACGTTCGCACGATCGTTACGAACAGCGCGAGCGACGACGAGACGGTGGTTTCGCGCGTCCTGCCCGGCAACGGCGAAGTGTTCAACTACCGCGGCCGTCAGCACGTCTGCGATAACACGGAAATCTCGCGCGTGGACAGAACGGTATGGGAGGCGCGAATCGCATTCCGGCCGCGTCAGTTGTCTCCGGTGGGAAAGCGCGACAAAGGCAAAGACCCTCTGCGGTGGCCGATCGAGATCGAGTGGCGTGACAAAATCATCGAGACCTATCCTCTAGTGGATGCGCGGGGCCGGCCGTTTCTAAACAGCGCTGGGGACATGCTCAAGGATCGACCGCCTTTCGAGATCAGCCACGCGATTCTGACGATAACGCGATACGAAGCATCCTACTCGGTTGCCGTCGCCATGAAATACGCGAACAAGGTCAACGGATCGAACTGGTACGGTCTATACCCCGCTTCCGCAAAGATGTTCTTTCCCGAGTCCGTCCTAACGTGGGTGGAAGAGGCTGGCCGCTACTACTGGAAAGTTTCGTACCGATTCGAGATAGCGCCGGAGGGCTGGTGGCCGAACACGCCCGACTTCGGAAAACGCTGCCTCGTGGACGAAACTTTCGTCAGCGCATCTGGCGTCGAGTCAAAAACAGGCAAGAGGGTCAAAGCATCGTGCAAGGACGAGTTGGGAGAAAACACCAGCGACGGCGAGTTTCTCGACGGCAACGGCGGCCAGTTATCATTCGAGAAAGTGCGTAAAGGAAACATTCAATACATTAGCCCGTCTTTCGTGAACTTCGAGACGGCCGACTTCAACCAGCTTCGGCTGCTGTAGGAGAGAATCATGGCTACATGCGTATTTATCGGCGGCGCTCCGGCCGTTGCCAAGGTAATCACTTGCACCATCGGAGGAACCATCGAGACGACGGATATTTTCCGCGCCACCATCGGCAACAAGACGCTGAGCGTTGTCGGCGGCAGCCCGGAGGCCGCCGCCTGCGCGACAGCGTTTGCGGCGGCGTGGAACGCCTTGTCGGCTTCGGACTATCCCGAGTTCGCCGAGATAACGGCGCTGGCCACGGGAGGCGGCGCGCTGACGCTGACCGCAAAAACTCCCGGCATGGACTTCGCCGTTACGCTTTCCACCACGGAAACCGGCGGCGGAACGGCCGACAATCAGACCTTCACGCAATCGACGACCATTGTAAACGACGGGCCAAACCATTTGATCACACCGGCCAACTGGTCTGGCGCGGCACTTCCCGTGGACGACGACACGATCATCATCGAGAAGGGCAGCGGCTCGATCTACTACGGCCTCGACCAATTGGAAATCACGCCCGATTTGTTTATCGACGAACACGACGCGACGGAAACCATCGGTCTCCCGCGAGTGAACGAAACCGGGCTGTACCCGGAATACCGCGAGCAGTATCTCAAGATCAGCCCGGACGTTTGCGTGGTGAACGGCGGAACCGGCCGTCTAAAACTCAACACCGGCACGGTACAAACGGCGATTACGATTCTCAACACGGGCACGCCGGCGGAGGATGGGCTCGGCGCTGTGATTTGGAAGGGGACGCACGCCAGCAACGCGGTGTCTGTTACAAAGGGCGATTTGAGCATCGCCCCGTTCGCGGGCGAGGTCGCCACAGTGCTGACGCTGAAGATGGGTTACTACAGCAGCCCCGACACGGATGCAATCGTTCGTTGCGGCAGCGGCGTCACGCTCGGGACGATCATCAAGAACGGCGGCAACCTAACGTGCGACACAACAACGGCGGCTATCGCCTCGTTCACCAACTCGGCCGGCGAGGCGACGATCTACGGCATGACGAACGCGGTCACGTCGTTGAGCGTCTACGGCGGCCGAGTGTATTATTCGACTGCCGGCACGTTGACGGCCGCGGTCATCATGGCCGAGGGTGTGCTGGACTTCTCACGCGACATGCGGTCGAAGACGGTAACTGCCATTCAGACCTACGGGCAAAACACGATCTTCGACCCGGCCTCGGTCGTCACCTTCTCCGGCGGGATCGACTACATGGGTTGCGAAGGGATCAACGGTCTCGGAAAACACCGCACCTGGACGCCTTCGGCGATTTAGCATCATGGCTTTCATTCTTCCAACCGGTGAACAGTTCGCGCGCATCGGGCGCGCCGTGCGCAAAGTCGAGGGCGAGGTCACGGAGATTGTCCCGCCGTCTAGTGGAGCCCGCCCCGGCTGGAGCCCGCTGGTTGCCACCCACAACTCTTCGACTTCCACTATGCCTCCGTATGGAGTCGGTAGGATCGTCGGCGGCAACATGCTTGGAACGCTGCCGGCGGCTACCAGGACGGTATCGGTGGACAGGCCCTCCAGCACGCCTGGACGCGACTTCGCTGTCTGCGGCTCGGAACCCATCTATTGCGAGTCGGGCGCCAACAGCGACACGGGGCGACGTGCATGGGGACAATGTTTTGTATACGGTCCCTGTATCGTCCTCTACAGCGGTGAGGCCCCGGTGCCGGGCGACGAACTCGGGCCAGTGGCGGGCCAATGGTTCTTAGGGAAGGGCCAGCCACCCATATTTACCGTCTACGGCGTCGCGGACGCGGCCAAGAAGCTGGCCTACGGCTTCTTGCACCAACTTGCTACCTCGACCGTCGGCAAATTGGACGGCGATCTTTTGCAAGGTGGCTCGGCCACGGTAAGCGTGTGGGGAGGTACTGCCGGCTCGGAAGCCGACACTGGCGTGAACATCACGGCCAGAGATTGGCTGATGAAGTCTGGCGATCCTCCGATAGCGGCCGGAACGGAGGTCTACTGCCTGATGATCGACAGCGCGTGGTATGTGGTTAGCGTGTCGCCTCCAGCGCCGGGTATTCCGTTTCGCAACGACGCATCCGAAACGGCCCCCGCCAAGGCAATCATGGCCGTCACTGGATCCGTCGTTGGCAGCGACGGCGTGTCGTTCCTTACGATCGATAAGCCGAGTGACACCGATCACATTCAGTACGTCGTAAACGGCGACATCGCCGTCACGGCGAGCGGCGGTTTTGGCGATGCTCAAGGTCGCTGCTTTGATGGGAGTGATGGCCCGGCGGCGGCCCTCTATGACACCGGCACTCCGGCGATCGGAGAAATCTGGGGTGCAAAAAGTGGCCAATGGACACTCTCTAAGGACTCGGGCGCTCACTGCGGCGTCGAGCCTCTTGCCATCATCGACGGGGTGGACAAGGTGTTGTGGGGCAATCTGGTGAGACGACCGTGTCCAATTTTGTTTGGTGACAACCTGTATTTTGTTCGGCAAGCAGGAGACAGTGGCGTAGGCGTTCAACTCTCGCCAGACTACAACGCCTCCGTTCAATTCTCTGTTCCCGATCATGGTGGAAAACTATACGGAGCTGGTGTCAAAAATCTCTATTCATCGGGAATGCAGTACAACGATCCTTGTCTTCAAATTTTAAGAAGCGGACTTTGGAGGATCACGTTCTCTGCGAACTTGTGGGGGGCCGTCGAATTGCCGGCGACGATAGAAATTGAAGTTGATGAAGGCGGCGACCCACCGCACGCACATATTTACCGTCCTCTTGGGATCGGTTTTTCATCTGTCCCAACCGTGCTGGCAGAGAGTTTTTTGGAGTGCCAAAATCCCACTGGCGAGTACGTCAACATTCACTTTTTTCAACTCAGTATGAATTCGTATACGCCAACTCCGGCCGGGGGTCTGATGGAAACGATGCATACGAGAGTTACCCTGGCTAGAATCAAGAATGGGTCGAACCTTCGGATACGCGTTGTTCCAAGCTTCTCCAATTGCACTACGGCGACAACTGCTTATTGGCGGTGTGGACTGACGATCGAATGGATTGCGCCAATGTCAGTGGCGACAACTCCGTAATGGCAACGCCTCTTTCTCTCCGGTAGCACATTCCATCGGGGATGGCTCGTCCGGCCAATTCAAGCAGTCGAGGAGCACACGATTATCGTCGCGGAGTTTTTCGATCTCGGCCACAAGCACCTCGTCGGCCGACGGCTCGTAACCTTCCATTGGAACGGTGCGAGCAGCCGCCTTGGCTTTCACGGCTGCGATGATTTCGTTCACGGCCCCGCGCGTGGCCAAGAGTCCTCGCAGCCGTTCGATCTCGGCAATCGCAACTTCCGCCGATTGTTTTTGGTAGGCGTGAAGCGCGGAGTGTCGAATGCCAGCAATCGCCTCGTCAACGGTCATCGTGATTTCCTCCACAAGGATTCCTCGTTCACTCCGAAGACCTTCGCCAGCTTCGCCCGCGTTGTCTTCTTTGGCTCGCGGTCGCCGGCCTCGATCTTCTTGACGGCCACAGCGCTGATGCCGGCGGCCTCGGCCAGGGCTACTTGGGTCAGGCACTTTTTTATGCGTAGCCGTTTGATGTTTTCGCCGATCGACATAACGGTATTCCTTTGATTCTAATTTAATCCCACAAGTCGAGCAACCGGTATGCTTTTGCAGAGCCCGGCGACCCGGAAGAACGATTCACTTCTTGGATAGGGCGGATCGCTCGGCTGTTTTCAGTCCTCTGCAAATCCTGTCCGCGTATGCGATGACTTCGCCGGCAATGGCTGTACCGACTGCTTCGGCTTCGTCGAGGTGCCGCCAGAGTCCCGATGCAATATCTTGCATGTGTCCATTATCGCAATTGCTATCGTAGCAGATCATCGATCGTTGGAGGGCATTTTCATCGGAATCTCTCCGCAGTGCATCCTTGATTGCCTTATGCGCCGTGTAAATAGCGAGTCCAGCGCCTACATTATATCCATACACCTTGGCGATCGCGTGGACCTTCGCTTCCGCTGCGAACAGCGCGTCAAAAATCCATTCATCGCGAGCAGTCCATTTCTTCGATTTTGTAGCCATTTTTAATTTTCCCTTTGCCTGCCGCTCCACTCTGCGGCCGAGGAGGCGAGTCACTCGCTCGCCGTCAGTCGGCTACGGTCCAGCGACATGCTGGAGTGCGTCCCGGACGCTCCGACGTGGAGCGTTTCGCCCATCCGCCGACAGGCTCGTCAGCGGGCCTAGCTCTTGTCGGGCGATGCTTTGGACAGCGCCGCGCGGGCGGTGTCAAGCACTCGTTGCCGTTGTACGCGGTCGCCTGCCGACATAGTGTGATGGACTAGCATTGTCTCGAGCGCTGCCGCCGTGTTGTCCAGGGCATCGAACAGGTCATTTAGTTCATTGAGTTGTTCTCGTGCAATTTCCGCTATTTCCGCCAACTCCTCCAGGAGTTGAGCTCGCAGCGTTGCTGCCTCGTCAGCGCACAAACCATCGCAGCCGTTTTCGCGAATTCCGCCGGACACCACTGCCATCTCAATCATTTTATCAATCGCCTCCTTGGCCTGGCCGCCGCGACCGACGACGACGTGGTGGGCGAATTCGCGCGAGGCGTCCTGTTCGGAGTGCCACTCGTAGCCGTAGGCGCGATATTTGTTGCCTTTTTTTCCGACGCAATAGTTCGCGACTTTGACCACGTCGCCATACCCCAGTTCTGCATTAGACTTCATTTTGATTTCTCCCTTTTTGCGGTTTGGCCCGCCGGCCCGATCGAGTCGTTCGCTCGATCTACCATCAGTATACACGTTGTATCCGCGAAAGCAAGGGGTATTCCCGAGGAATTTTCGGAATTTTTCGGGATTTTCGAAGGTGTAACGATACCGAACACTGTGTACTATTTGTGAAAATCCGAGGAAAAACCAATTATTGCTCTTGATAAATTTTCTAGCTGGAGCTACTCTGCGGACACTTTGATTTGGAGTCGCAGAAAATGGCTGTCACAACCGAAAATCAAATTGCCGAAGAAAAAGCCGCTGCGTCTCTATCCGCGCTAGAGATTCTATCGCAGTCTGCGATCCGAATCGAAGTCGGCGGGCCGATCCTGCCAGCGGCTTTTTCTTCGGCACGTCGCATTTTCTTTTGCAACAACTCCGTCCAGATGTCTGGTGGCAAGCCGCACGTCGCAGCGCATCGGCCGGACGCGAACAGCCTCACCTTCGTTTTGGCCGGACCTGTACGGCCCATGCCGAGAATAGCTGCGGACCACGCGAGCCGTGAAGCACTCGACAGAAACCACCCCTTTTATGGGAGAGAATTGTGAGAGAGTTCAAGGAATCCGTCCGAGTAGATCGGATCGAAATCAAGGGCGTTCGCTGGATCGCCGAATCAAAGCGCACCATAAGCCCCGAGGCGCAGGCGTGGCACGCCATGCACGAACGATGGCTTGCCTTATCGGAAGAGATTCAATGCATCAGCAACGCCGTGTGGCGGCATTGGACATCCTGGCATACGGCGGCCGGAAATGACGTTGCCATTCGCGCCTACATGCACGACTTGCGATTGTGGAATCAAACGGAGAAAAAGGATCGTGTCGGCGACAAGCCGAAATGCACAGTGACGTTGTGGCCGAAAGAGTTTGCGTCACACTTGATGCAAAAGTTGCAGGCGGATTTTCCGTCGGTCAACGCGCGTCCGCTGGGGTTGGCGGTCAATAAACTCATGGGCACGATCAAAAACGGACGCGGTGTGTTGTCGGCGTTTCCTCGATCCATGCAGGTACTTGGCGACGAGGTCGGCCCTCCGTCGTTTTGTTACGCGCAACCGATTCCGCTCTGCAATGCGCGATGCAAGATGGTTCCTCCAGAAGACGACAAGGGTGATTGGCAAGCGGAGTTCCGAATTGATCGAATCGAACGTGACGGAGCGCAGGCCGTCAGTACATGCGACACGGTGTCGCTCAAGGCAAAGGCGCGGCCGCGTGCGACGTTGGAAAAGCTAGAGAAAAGCAAGTACCATCGCAACGGCGGGATGCTCCAGTACGACCGACGCAAGAACGCCTGGTTTCTGATGGTCGGCTATCGGCTGCCTATTATTCGATCGGGTGCGCTGGACGAAACTCGCACGGCTACAGTGCGCGCCGGAATAAAGTGTCCTCTCATTGTCGAGATCGACGGACGCGAGATACCGGTCGGCGGTTACGGCGATAACGTCGCTGCCATTCGCGCGATGATTGATCGTGAGAGGCAAAGCAGAAACGAAAACTACCGCTGGTCTCCGGGCGGATCGAAGGGGCATGGAAGGGAGACTGCTCAGGGCCAGCGAATGGCGGATTTTGTAAATCGGTGGCTGCGATTTTGCACGAACATGAATTATACGTTGACGGCGAAGGTGATAGGACTAGCTCAGGAGCATAACTGCGGCGGTATCTTATTCCATCAGCCGACGGCGGAAACGCAAGGCGAGTATTTGTTGTTTTCGGCAGGAAAAAGCGAACAGACTCGCATCGCAAGCGGGTGGCCGTGGCATCGGCTGGCGCAAATAATCCAGCAAAAAGCGAATCAAAATGGTATGGAAACGCTTGTTTTCCAAGAGAAGAAAGTGGCGCAACAGCCAAATAGCGAAGGGGTTGCGACTGATGAGGTAGAGTCGAGTTGAAAATCAGGGGTGGTTGCAGGACCGTGCAACGCGACGGCTTACGGGCCGTGGGTAGAGTCGAGTTGAAAATCAGGGGTGGTTGCAGGGCCTCAGGATCGGGACCATCAAGTAGCTCAGGTAGAGTCGAGTTGAAAATCAGGGGTGGTTGCAGGCGATGCACGTCGATGGAGGCGTTGCAGCGAGGTAGAGTCGAGTTGAAAATCAGGGGTGGTTGCAGGCCCGATTCGGTCGCCGCGCTGATTGCGATTGGTAGAGTCGAGTTGAAAATCAGGGGTGGTTGCAGGCGATGCACCAGCATGGAGGCGTTGCAACGGGGTAGAGTCGAGTTGAAAATCAGGGGTGGTTGCAGGTGGGGCATTGTGAAGGATTCTGACGACCCCGGTAGAGTCGAGTTGAAAATCAGGGGTGGTTGCAGGGCTTCGACGCGATTTAACAACCGATCTTTTGGTAGAGTCGAGTTGAAAATCAGGGGTGGTTGCAGGGAACACTTGGGGGTGAAGCCGCAAACTCTCGGTAGAGTCGAGTTGAAAATCAGGGGTGGTTGCAGGGATTCCCGACCATTGACCGCGGGCGTCGATGGTAGAGTCGAGTTGAAAATCAGGGGTGGTTGCAGGGTCAACTCATTGGCGGATGGGAGGAAATCGGGTTGAGGCGTGTTGAAAATCAGGGGTGGTTGCAGGGCGTACAGCGCAGCCTGATCGGCGCGGCGAGGTAGAGTCGAGTTGAAAATCAGGGGTGGTTGCAGGCTTGCTTGCCGGTTTCCTACTTCGCGGGAAAGGTAGAGTCGAGTTGAAAATCAGGGGTGGTTGCAGGGTCGAGTGGGGTCAGGACGCCGTGAATACCGGTAGAGTCGAGTTGAAAATCAGGGGTGGTTGCAGGGTCGAGTGGGGTCAGGACGCCGTGAATACCGGTAGAGTCGAGTTGAAAATCAGGGGTGGTTGCAGGGCATTCGAGGCGGCACGATCGGCGACGCCGGTAGAGTCGAGTTGAAAATCAGGGGTGGTTGCAGGCAAAGAGTTTCAAGGCGGATTCCACGGCAGCGGTAGAGTCGAGTTGAAAATCAGGGGTGGTTGCAGGGTTTGTGTGTAACCTTCTTTTGTTGTACCGGTAGAGTCGAGTTGAAAATCAGGGGTGGTTGCAGGGGCGACGCGGCCGAGCAACAGGCCGGGCGGGTAGAGTCGAGTTGAAAATCAGGGGTGGTTGCAGGGGCCGCTGCTGACGCGCGCCGCCAAGTCGCAGGTAGAGTCGAGTTGAAAATCAGGGGTGGTTGCAGGCATCAATCCGAAGACGGGCGAGATGTTCGGGGTAGAGTCGAGTTGAAAATCAGGGGTGGTTGCAGGCAACGGATTGTGGAACCGTCGATGGCGCGTGGTTGAGGCGTGTTGAAAATCAGGGGTGGTTGCAGGATCTTCGACGAGTTGCAGAACGGCGTCATTGGGTTGAGGCGTGTTGAAATCAGGGGTGGTTGCAGGAAGGCGAAGAGGAAGCCGACCAAAGGGCGCTGGTAGAGTCGAGTTGAAAATCAGGGGTGGTTGCAGG